AATAATAAAAATAATAAAAATAATAAAAATAATAAAAATAATAAAAATAATATAAATAATTAATTATAATATAATTTATGGATGATTCTAGTAAAATACTAAATGAATTATATGATAAATACAAAGACAATGTCTATGCATATTCTCGATTACAAAATTATATAAATAATATTCCGAACTGGATAATAAATGATTTATCTATTCATGAAAAAAGAGTCAATCGAACGAATGAACTTACGATTGAATATGATTTTTTCTGTAAAATTTTTTTGAGTAAACATAAATATTATTATTTATCTACAAATAATTGTTTTTATGAATATGACGATAAAACATATAAAATTATTAAAGAAGATGATATACATTATAATTTGTTGTCTACTATTACGGAAGAAGGCAAATTAATACAATGGAAACATAAAACAAAGTCACATATTATTAAACTTATTAAAGAACGTAATTTATTTCAATCCATTCCAGAAACGTATACTATACAAACCGTCTTAGGTTTTTTACAAACTACTATTTTTGAATCAAAATCTGTTGCAAAATATTTTTTAACAATAATAGGAGACAACTTGTTAAAAAAAAATAATAATTATATATATTTAGTTAGTCAAAATACCAAAAAAATATTACAATTAATTGATGAAATTTGTTGTACTTCCATAGGATCATCTAACATACAAAATTTTATAACAAAACACCATGAAAATCATGATCAGCCGAATTATCGTTTAATAAAAACTAGAACAATGACAGCTTCTTACCACTTAGTTAAAGATTTATTAAATAAAATAGGGATTGATTTATTATGTGTTGCAGCTCATTATTCACATCGTTACAAAAATGCAGAAAATTATTTACAAATAAATAACAAAGAAAACTGTTTATTCAAAACACATGCATTATTTTTATCTAACAATACGAAAGAACAAATTATTAATGATTTTATTCAACAATGCCTAGTTACTACAGAAGATAATTCATCTATTATTTCATGGAAAAATATGCATTATATTTGGAAATTATATTTATCTAATTTAGATATTCCCAATATGATTTATTCGAATCATTTAAAAGATTTTTTAAAAACAAAATTAAATTATAATATCGAAAACGATGTATTTAATAATGTGACAAGTAAATATTTGCCACAAATCAGTATTTTTTTACAATTTTGGGAAAAATATATATCTATTTCACAAGAATCGTTTAACGAATATGAAATAGATGAATTAACTATATTATTTAAATCTATTTATCCTAATACAAATATGAGTGAAGAAGATATGATTAAAATTATTAAACATTTTTTTCATCCTCATGTCGAAATACTAAATAATAAGTATATAATAAATATACAGTGTAGTCTTTGGAATAAAGTAAATAATATTGATTGTTTTTTAAACTATTATAAAAATAATTTATTAAATACGGAGGTAGATATGATTTCGTTTGATGAATTTTACAATCATTATCAATCTTTTTCAAATGCAAATATGTATGTAAATAAAACAATATCTATGATTGTAAGTAAAGATTATTTTGAAAAATATATACAATATACTTTACAAAATTATATAGAATTTGATAAATTTATTGGAAATAATTGGTATACTGATTAAGCCGCGTTACCTGCTTGAAATTGAACACCATTTCCGCTATTTAGAAAGCCGTATCCTTTTCCGTTATGATATCCGCCTCGTCTTTTTCGACTTTTGCCGCCTGCCATACCTGCTTCAAATTGAAGACTATTTGATCCTCTTCCATAATTAGTTATACCTTGGCCATCAATTCCGCTACCAGATAACCAACCATATCCTTTTCCGCCTTTTCGTTTTCGACTTTTGCCGCCTGCCATACCTGCTTCAAATTGAACATTATTCGACCCCATTCCATAATTTGTTATACCTTGCCCATCAATTCCAGATGCAGATACTCCTGCAGGACTAAAATTATTACCGTACCCGCCTCGTCTTTTTCGACTGCGACCTCCGGCCATACCTGCCTCCATTTGAACACTGTTGGATCCGTATCCATAATTAGTTATACCTTGGCCATCAATACCAGATGCTGATACTCCGGCAACACTAAAAGAGTTTCCGTATGGAGCACCCCCTCTTTTTCCTCGAGATCCTTTTTTGCTTTTGGTTCCCATTTTCACATATCCAAACTGTCCTTTTTTCGTTCCATAACCACTTTTAACCAATCGATTCTCTCGTTTTGCAGAAGAATGTTTTGATTTTGATACAATTCTACCGGATTTGTTTTTCATCAAATTATTCTTCTTAAGTCCGCCGCTGGTTTTATAAGCGGTTCCGTGCCATACTTGAGCTCTCGTTCCGCACAACTTAGAAAAAGTAGATCCCGAAATATTATATTTACCATGACTTTTACTATAACGCGTCATATAACATAAAATGAGAAAAAAATGTTTCTATTAAAATATAAACCTTATAAAATGATTATATAAAATGATAAAATAAATTAATATTTATTAAAATTTGTTTCTGAGAGGTCTTTCTCCTCCTCCCGGCTGGCCTTCTACTTTTCCTAAGTAATTTACTTTTGCAGGAACTCCAAAATTTCCCCATTGAATTTTTCCTCCTAAATTGTTAGATAAAATTTGCGATATTCTTAAATTTTCTGTTTGTAATGGATCATTCCATCCTGTTTTTGCTAAATTTACTTTTTCTTGGATACAAGTACATGTACTATAATCTTTATAAATATTATATGTATATAATTTTTTTATATTCGCCTGTCGTCCTGGAATAAAAGACAAAGTCATTTATATTATAGTAATAAATATATCGGTTAAACATCACAATTTTCTATCTCATTAAAAGATTCAATCGATTTTGTATCATCTATATCGGCCGCATTTTCTTTCGTATATTTTTCTAAATATCTATATATACGCTGTATATCTAATTTTTTAATTTCATAATTTTCAAATAACGCCATGACTTCTGTATCATTATATTTGTTTTTAAGATCTAAAAAAAAACAAAATAAATCTTTTTTATCCATTCCTAATTGCTGACATAAATTTTGTATAAATATACAATTATTATATTCAGTAGAATATTTAGTCAATACTTTTGTAAATCTTACTTCGCTTGGATTATAATCTATTTTTTTAAATGTTTCGTGAAATAATTTATTATTTTTAAATGTTTTTATTAAAGAGCTCATTTCATTAAACTGCCAAATTTGTTTTTGAAATGTAATCCGATCCATATAATCTGCAAAACACATATTATCAAGTAAACTCAAATAAAAAGGAATTGATTCTTCTTTTTTCATTTTATTTAAAACATCAATTATATTTTCATGCCACAAAAGTCCTACAATAGTTCTGTCCGTTTCATTCATAATAGTTAAATGATCTGGTAAAAAAACTGGAGTATTTATAAGTTTTTTAGTAATAATACGCGTATCATCATTATAAGATTTTGCTTGAAATATATTATTCATTATATTTAGATCAAAATCGTCTATATTTTTATATAAATCATGAATTATTTTTAACTTTCGTAAATCTTCTTGGACAAAATCTACTATTTTATTTGTAATAATATTTGTATTTGGGATAAGGGTTGTTATTAAATTATTTATTTGCAATTTTGTTGGAGGTTTGATTTCAATAACATTACATACTTTCATTAGTTCTTTAATTTTTTTATCCATATGATAATTACCGATACATATAATGGGATTCATTGTCATTTCTTCTAATCTTTGTTTCTTTGTTTTTTTTGGACGTATAATTTTTATTAATGAATTAATACCCCCCTTATCTCCATTATTCATGCCATCAATTTCATCCATTACAATAGCAATTTTTTGTATTTTTTTATGAAATAAACTCATTACATTTTTGTCAGCCATATTATGTTTGGTAATCATGTCTATTATATTTTTGTTACGAATATCTCCTGCATCATATTTAATAATATCATAGTTTAATTCTTTTAAAATATTTATTACAAAAGTTGTTTTTCCTGTACCTGGACTTCCGTAAATATAAATTCCTTTTTTAGTAAGTAAATTTTGCTTATTTTTTTCAAAATTTAATAAAATATTTTTCATTAAATTATATTCATTCTCTCTATTTAAAAGATAATGAATATTTAATTTTTCCATTTTACATTTATAAAAGTATTGTTTTTATGTTGATTTTTACTTATTCCATGTTTTTCTAAAAAAATAAAAATAATATTTCTACAATTAGTAGCATGATTTTCGATACAAAACGATGTTAAAAACGCCATATAATTATGATAAATAATATTTTTATATTGGTATTTCATTTTTAACCATTTTTTATAATTTTCTTCTAATATTTGTTCCAAAACAAACCAATTATTTTTTCTAGCCATATCGCGAACATAATTGTCAAAAATATCTTTATTAATATATAATTTTTTATGATTAATTAAATAATTTTTTTTATTTAGAAAAATGATTTTATTTATCGGCAAATACGATTGTATAATATCAATTAATACATCCGGTAATTTATCTATCTGTTTCAAAATCATTTTTATAAATAACATATATTATTTAATTAAGAACAAGGATTACTAACGCCCGAGTTTATACCATCCCACGTTACCTGGCATCCATTTGCCCAAGTATACTTTGCACAAGAAGAATTATCACCTGCAAATACATTCCCAGTAAAATCCATAGAATTTACATCTCCTGCAGTTGGAATATTACATTTTCCTAAACTTTGTTTATTCACACACATAGCTCCATTTCCAGATAAATCTACCCAATAATCTGGACAATCTCCTATCAAGGGCGGCCATTGTTCATCTTGTTTTGCCTGCCCTAATGCCATGCCTATAACTACTAAAGTAAGTATTAATAGTACTACGGCTATAATTAAAACAATTTTCTGAAAAGTCATTGATGATATAAAATAAAGATATATAATTTTTTCTATAAGAGTATATTATAATTATGAAAAGTTCAAATGGACGAATAGATATTAGTAAACAACCGCCTGATATAGGTAATTTATTTGCTTTATATGATAAAATACCCGCAAACCAATGTTCTACCTTTAGGGAAGCGACTATAGGAAGTTGGACTGAAACTCCTTTATCTAAAGTATTTTTCTCCGAAAAAAATATACAAATACTTCAAAATGGAATTCGCGCCGGAGTATTTCGTAATTCAAACGGGCAATATGTAATTGGTCCGCAAGATTGCGATTCATTAAAAATAGTAATGCGAAGTGTTTTTTTACAAAACGCAGCAAATCAGACACAAAATATATCCGGACAAATTCATGAGTTAAATCAAATTGTATTAGATTATTGTGTAAATCAGGTATACAGTGAAGCCCAAGGATATATGAAATACTTAAGAGACGTAAGTACGCTACCTGTCCCTATGGCACTACCAACTTTATCTTCTATGAACGATAGAACAGAACAGAAATTGAAACCATGGTTCTAAAGAATGAAAAAACAATGAAAAAAGAATGAAATAAGAATAAAATATTTATATATTATAATTTAATAATGAAATTAAAGAAAAATAAATGGATATATTGGTTATTTATAATAATTATTTTATACTTTTTATTTACTTTAAATACAAAACCTCAATTAGTTAACCAAAATGAAACCCAAAAAAGTATTGAAATTGTTATTTCAAGATATGCAGAAGATTTAAAATGGACGACCGAATATCCTTTTAATAAATATAAATATATTGTTTATAATAAAGGGGAAAATGAAGAATACGAAAAACAAAATGTATTACGAAGTTACAATATAAAAAATCAAGGTAAATGTGATCATTCATATTTGTATCATGTTGTTCATAATTACGATCATTTATCAGATATCGTTGTTTTTTTACCAGGATGTATTAATGAAAGTTATTTTAAATTTTCTAAAGCAAAAATATTATTTGAACTAATCGAAAAATATAATGAGGCTTTTTTTATTGTAGATTATCATACAAGTAACACGATTTTAGATGAATATTTTTATTTCAAAGTAGATGATTATAAATCAATGACTAAATCCAATTTGGAACAAAACGAGGAAATTAATTTTAGAACCAGTAAAATAAGACCTTTTGGAAAATGGTATGAGAAAAGTTTTGATTACGATATTCACAATGTTTCTTTATTTGGTATTATGTCCGTGAATAAAAAAGACGTATACAATCACAGTAAACAATATTATTACGACTTTATGAAGAGTTTGGAGGGCGCTGTAAATGATGAACTAAGTCATTACTTTGAAAAAAGTTGGGAAGCCATATTTTTTCCTTTAAATAATACTTATTTATTGTATTATACGAACACAATCACAAATATAATATCTAAAATAATGGTTTACACATATAAATTATATAAAAATAAGTTTTCATTAGATCTAAGCGCCAGTCCTACTACAGGCCCTATGTTATGGAATGTAATTTATTTTATAAATAATACAACTTATTTAAAGTATAATATACAAAAATCTAATAATAATAATTAGGAGAAAAATCCTTTATAGGTATATAAATATTATTTAACATTATTATTTTCGTTATAGGAAAAATAATCGGATTTTGTATAATATCTATATTTCTCTTTAATTGTTCTATTGTGGAGGCACCTATAATTATTTTGTCCTGTTTCCTTAGTTTTGAAAAATATTGTAGCCAATGAAAAGAATCCTCTAAACATTGTTCAGGTTTTTTTATATAATGCGATGAAAGATGATCTAAAATTTCTGGTTTCCAGAAAATATTTTGATAAATTGTATTATCTTTGAATCTGGAATTGGAACTCAGCGCAGCGTCATTTAAATATTTTCCAGTAAGTAATCCACCTGCTAATGGATTATATGCCCAAAATTCGATATCATATGAATCTAACAAAGGAAATATTTCTTCCACCTTGCGACTAATTAAATTATACATTCCCTGATAAAAAACTGGACTATTATAATTCTTTTCACATATATTTAAAACATCTACAGTTTGGTCAAAAGAAAAATTGGAAATTCCTAAATAATTAAATTTTTCTTTACGCCACAAAGTATCACATATTTCCAATGTTTCTACTAATGTAGTCTCATGATCAGGGCAATGTAAATAAAATATTTCGACCTGATCCAATTTTAAATTTTTTAAAGAAGTAAATAATTGTCGTTCAATTCCTTCTTTATTTAGTTGTCCTAATTTTCTAGTGGAAAAATCGTTATTTAACCAAGGATTCGCTTTTGTTGCAATTTTAGGTATAAAAGATAATTCTGGTAATATAGTCCCTAAAACTTCTTCGCATAAAGTATTTCCATAATAATAAGCAGTATCTAAATAAGCATTTTGTTGCGTCGAGTCCAAATAAGTTTGTATTATTTCTTTATAATACTGATTTAAATGATTTGTATTGGATGAATGCGGATAAGCAATATTCATCGTTCCTAAAATGACTTGGTTCATTAATAATTTAACTAAGTTATTTTTAAATTATTAATCAGTATAAGTAATTACGTAATGTTCTAGTTATATATTCTCTTTTAACTATAACATTTTGATATCCAGAAGAATATGTGGCTTTAGTAACGATCGACAATTCTTCTACTCTTCCATAATTATAAGATATACATCCTTTTGGGATTGGGAGTAAAAGAGATATAGGTATTTGATTCTGTTTAAAAAAAGAATCCCTTGCTTGAAGATTTCCGACAAAATTAATCTTTCTCTAAATAAACTAATATTGATCCAACATTTGTTTCACTATCATTAACAATAATAAAATATCCGGTTGAAAAAATAAAAATACCGGATCCTGATATAATTTTATTTATGTAAAGAGCATATTTGTTATCGCCGTCTAGTTTTCCATAATTTTTAGAGTCATATCCAATAATCGATGTTAATGCTCCTGAATCAAAAAATAGAGTTTGTATCTCTTGAAAAAGATAAGAATTATTAATAACTGTATAAACTTTAAAACCAATTTTATTTTGTAAATCTATATCATTAAAAAGATCTATAGTAGAAACAGTTTCGCTCCACGTATCCACCGATGATAGTATTGTACTAGAAGCCCCGCTTTGAGAAAAGTAAACTATAATATCGGGAACTGCACCATCGACAACTTTCATTATACTTATTACAAATATAAATTATTTGTAAAATAAAATAATTTTATAAATAGTTTTTCTAAACAACTAGAACTATTTATTCAATCAGTTGAATTATTTAATACAAAATAACCATATATATATTATATAGGAGCATCTTTATCATATTGATAAAACCACCAGCAATCATATAGATGAATTATTCCAATGTAAAATAGAAGAGATCTTATGATCCAATTTAAACAAGAAAAAAAAGATAAATAGATCAAAAAGAAAGAACAAAATAAATGATAATAAAATGGTATTATTTTATTCATTGTATTATCGTAATATTTTAATTAATGCAAATACTTTTTGTTAGATTATTCGCCATATAAGATGAAATTTTTAGACTTTTCATAAAGAATATTGAATACATTCTTCTTTTCTTGACAAACATCGCAAAACACCATACTTAATAATATTCGGCGTTCGTTTTCATTAATCGCCGTTGATTTATGTAAAATTTCAGATCCTTTAAAAATGACCAAACTATTTTCTTGCATTTTTATTTTCTCCACTTTTCCATTATGAATATATTTGAATACATTTTTGGATAGATCATCGTGATCCTCATTTTCATTTACAATGGTTAGCAAAACAACATATCGATCTCCATAATAATTAGAGTAATCTAAATGCCAGTCAATATAGTCTCCTTTATTCGTATAAATAAGTAGCGAACATGCGTTCGGATCACTTAACGAAATTCTTTGAATAGGTTTTTTTATAATTTTACTTAACGTATCTAACATATCATTCGAGTAATATAATTCTAATAGCCCATAATAAGATTCTTTATGTAAATTAAAGAAATTCACTCCGGTTGCCTTTCTTAACATAAAATCTCTCGATTCATATTGCTTATCGTCGAATTGTTTTTTTATATATTGAAAATATTTGGAATCTAAAAAATCATTTACTATAATGACATTATTTTCATTAGAAACTTTATATTTTTTATTAATAATATTCGAAAAATTATTTTTATGAGTATTTAATTTTGTTTGAATCTTTTCTAAATACTCTTGTACGGTAAGATTTTTTTCAAATACAAATAAAAATATAATAATAGATAAAAAAACGACTAATAAACAAGTAATAACTAACAAAAAAGTATTTATATTGGACATTTACTATATTATAATAGTATAATAAAGACCAAAAATATATAAAAAAATTGAATAACTTTTATTATAAAATAATAATGTATATTATATATTAAATGAATTTATTTATTCTATCCTTATCACAAAAAGAAATAGCCGAGTCAATGTTCGACTCTCATATAGTAAAAATTATATTAGAGGCAGTTCAAATGCTTTGCACCGCAAAATTATTGTTAGATCCTGAAGATCCTACTAATGAAAAATTATATAAAATATCTCATAAAAACCATCCTGTATCTATTTGGGTAAGAAAATCATATGCAAATTATATGTGGACTTTAAAATTAGTAAACGAAATGCATAATGAATGGCAATTTCGTTATAATCATCATCGCGATAAGTATCACCGATCTTATTTAATCGCTTATCATTTGCTTTTAAATCCACCTCCAAAAGATAAATTTGAATGTAAAGGACTAACTTCATTTGCTCAAGCTATGCCGCAAGAGTATAAAGTGGAAAATGATGCAGTTCAAGCATATAAATTATATTATATGTCTGAGCCTAAAAAAAAACTAGCTAAATGGACAAAAAGAAGTCCTCCAATATGGTACAAAATGTAAAATAATAAAAAAAATTATTATATCTTTATTAAATATTAAATTATTAAAAATCTAATATACAACAACAAGTTCCTTCTTCTTTTTAACACTCTTTTTTTTTGGCTCATCAGTTAGTCGTTCGCGTTCCAAAATATATTCCCCATAAACTTTTTCCAATTCAAGTAATTCTTTTTTCCACATATTTTCAGCCGTCGTGTTTTTCACTATGGCTAGCTCACTACTTTTATCTTTAAATTCTTTTAATAATTTTGCCACATTTTCTTCGGAAACACTATCCATCGGCATTTTCAACAAATATTTATATTCATCATCTTTATCTATAACTGCATAATTCTTCCCTTTTAAAATATCAATAATTTCAGTCTTCTTCTTTTTTCGTAAATCAATGGTTTCATCCAATAATTCTTGAATATATCTTGATTTGTTAGATAATATGAGAAGTTGGTTTTCTAAATGTTGAATAATATATTTTTTTCTCTCTTGATAATAATCCAAACGTGTAATATAATAGTCATCAATAATTTCGCTAATCGCACTGTATTTTTTTAATTTATCTTCGGAATTAAACAAATTCATGTTTGTATTCGAATTCGTGCTGTATAATTTTAATAATTTTTCAACTCCATTACATCCATGATCTCCTTTCACCAATTCCAATTCAGCTAATTTACCTTTTTGAAATAGAATCGTAAAATCAACGCTCGTGTCTTTACTCATATCATCATAATCCTTTATAACCGGAACTATTTTTTTTCCATCTTTATCGGCGCTTTCTTGTAATCCTTCTAAATGTTCTTTGAAATCTTGTGTCCAAAAACCAACGGGTAATTCTGTAACCCTTATTTTATCTGGGCTTATTACTTGATAGGTTCCTTTAAACATAAATTTGGTTTCTGTAATTTTTGTTGTCATTCCTTTGAAACCTTCATAGTAAGGCGTAAATTCGATATTCGATTCGATTTTATCTAATTTATTCTTTAAATATTGGATAATATCTCGAGGTTTATAACACATGATATCTGTACTGAACCCAGTTCCAATTCCTTTGGACCCGTTGATTAAAACCATCGGAATAATAGGAACATAAAATAATGGTTCTACTGGATAACCATCATCTCGTAAATAATTTAGAATAGCATCATCCGAGTCTGGAAAAATGCATCGGGTAATTTTATTCAGTCGAGTAAATATATATCTTTCAGAAGCACTATCTTTTCCACCTTGTAATCTAGTACCAAACTGACCCGACGGTTCTAGTAAATTAATATTATTCGATCCAACAAAATTTTGCGCCATTCCTACAATCGCTTGATTCAAACTAGCTTCACCATGATGATAACATGCTTGCTCGGAAACATAACCCGTAAATTGCGCAACCTTAATTTCCGTATGCAAATTCTTTTTAAACGCAGAAAACAAGATTTTTCTCAAACTAATTTTTAGTCCATCCATCAAATTAGGAATACTTCGATCACAATCATATTTCGAAAAATGAATCAACTCTTTATGAATAAATTCTTCATAATTAATCATTGAACAACTTGTATCAAGATAAGAATCTCGATTATATAAATCCAACCAATCTTTACGATCATCGGCTCTCTTTTTATTAAAAACCATATCAATCGTGTCATCACTCTCTTTTCCTGTATGACTAAATCCAACTAATTTTTTTTCTTGAAAATATTCCTTAAATTCTTTACCCGTACTTGTACCTAACCCTTTATAATATTTAATTTTCCAACTCTCAGCATTAGCCGTTTCTTTTTTCCATTTATCATATTCGCCTTCATTATAAAATATTTTTTCTTGTGTCCCTTTTCTCGCTTTTAAAATAGGAGTATTCATAAATCCTATAAAACCAGGAATACGAATTAAACTTGGCCATTCACATTGAAATAGGTTTACACATAATCCTTTTATATGACTTCCATCCACATCTTGATCTGCCATAAAGATGACTTTACTATATCTCAAATGTTTATGGACATCTTCAATAGATTTATATTCTTTTCCCAATTCTAAACCTAAAATCTTTTTAATTTCGGCGATTTCCTTATTTTCGCTAATCTTTTTTACAGCTTCTCCCCTTACATTCATAACTTTACCTTTCAAAGGATAAACTCCAATTGTATTTCTGTCTTCTGAAGAAAGCCCTGAAATAATTCCTGCCTTTGCTGAATCTCCTTCACAAAATATAATCGAACACTCTTTTGATTTTTCGGTCCCTGCAAAATTCGCATCAGTTAGTTTTGGGATGCCTCGAATATTTTTAGATTTAGTTCCGTCTGTTTTTTTCGCAGCCTTGTTTTCTTTCACTTCTGTGATTGCGCAAGCCGCATCCATAACTCCCATTTTCGCAACTTTTTCAATAAACTTATCGCTTACTGCACACGCAGATCCAAATTTAGAAGATGGAGTATTCATAAAATCTTTTGTTTGGCTATCAAACGCAGGATTCTCGATATCACATCTCAAAAACATAATTAGCTGTTCTTTTATGCTATTTGGATTGACTTTTACTTTTTTCTTCTTCTCAATATACTCGCCTAATTTTCTAGTAATCTGATTCAAAATATATTCCACATGTTTTCCTCCTTTTGCAGTATGAATACCATTTACAAATGAGACTTGTGTAAATTCGTGACTTGGAGATAAAGCCACCGCGTATTCCCAGCGTTCGCCGTCTTCATATACACGCTTATCGCTTCCAATATATAAATCGATGTATTGTTGAAAATTTTTGATAGGCACTAATGCTGAATTATATTTTACTTTCAAGGTTTTATCCGTTACGGCAGAAATATCGTATACTCTCTTTTTCAACAATGAAATAAGATCAGGCGTAAGTCCAGATATTCCTAATCTTGTATAATCCGGTTTAAATGTTATCTTTGTATATGGTTTTGTTTTACATTTTGTAATTACTGGCTTCCCAATTTCATCAAGATTATTTTTAAACTCTTGAAAATATTTTAATCCTCTTACATGATCGACTGTTTCTATAGATCCAAAAGTAGACCAAATAAGAACTAGTTTGAATCCAAAGCCATTTTTTCCACCAACAATTTTTTTTTCCGTTTTATCATAATTCGTAGAAGTTCTCAAATGACCAAAAATAAGTTCTGGAATCCAAATTTTATATTCAGGATGTTCGGCAACATCAATTCCATTACCATCATTCATCATGATAATAGTTCCATCTTCCAAAATCGAAATATCAATATTAGAAACTGGAATCGAATTTTCTACATTATTTTTAACTGCTTGTTTCATGCGTATAACGTGATCTCTGCAATTAACAATTCCTTCATCGAATAATTTAAACAAGCCGGGAATATATTTTATATTTTTCTCAATAATTTTATCCGTTTCATCTAAAATCCACATATCAGAATCTACATTTTCTACAGAACCAATATACGTATCTGGATTATCCAGAATATGTTGTTTATCAGTTTTTTGCTGATATTTGCTAGATAAATTTGCTTCGACGCTCGACATTATATTTATATTCAAAACATCTATTTAAATAGATTCAATTTTATTTGTAACAAAAAATAAAAATATTTTTTATAAGTTTTTTATTTTTACAAATAATAAAAATAAAAAACATAAAAATGTATTATTGTCTCGCCACAATATTTTTCTGATACCACTTCTCTTTTATATTTGTATCTAAAATTGTATATTGATGATTTTCATATTGTTCTGGAGTATCATAAAATAAATGATTCGTTTCTTTATTTAAAAGCCCCGATATGTCTTTTACCTTAAAAAACAAATCTTCAGATACACTTCCAACTTTATTTTCATATCTTTGACCGGTAGCTGCATTTCTAATTCGTGTTCCTACATCACCAGAACTATATGTTTCAATAAATACATTTTTATAATATTTACCATCCGTCCAAACTTTATTAATACTCTTTTTTGATTTATTGTACCCTTTATCCATTTTCTTGATATCGTATAAAGCATCATTATTTATAATATCAAAATTATGATTATTTGGATCAAACATATCATCTTCGTAATACATTTATTATGCTCTATTATATTCGGTATTAAAATGTCTTTAAGCTGGTTTTAATCATTATTTTTAAGCGTATTCACCTCTTCCGTAAGAGATTTCACTTTTTTTAACAATTCATTGATTAAATAATTTTTGTCTGATAATTGTTTTTCATAATTTATTTTTAAAGATTCTAATATTTTATCCTGAAATTGTTGGTTTATCATTGTTTTATGTTCTTCTTCTTTTATCATTCGCTCTTTTTTTAATTTTTCTATTTGTGTTAGAAGCTCTGGCTTATGAGATGGTTTTCCCAATTCATATGTTTCTAACAATAGATTCATTTTGTCTTTATAAAATTCTCTTAATTCATTATCTTTTATAAAATCTTCCATTAAATATTTAGATGGAGTAATTTTGCTTTGTGCAGGATTTTCTAACATTTTATTTTTATCAAATGAATTATGAATATGAGAAAATACTAAAATGGTTTTCAAAGTATCTAATTGTTTTAAAGGAATTGTATAGTTTTTTAGAAAATCTTTTTCTTCTGCCAATGCTTTTTCATTATTGTATTCTGTTTTTTGTAATAATTCTTTTCGAAATGCAAATGTGGCTGCGGTTGAATGATTTTGACTATAAGGACCGGCCTGATATATTTTATTTAAATTTGGAAAATAAATATGCATTTCACTACTCCCTGCTATTAAATAAGTAGGATTTTTTATAAGTGTATCTACTGCATGCGAGACTCTTTCGGGCGGATAATAATCATCATCATCCATATATATAATTATATCTCCCCTACATTTTGAATGCATAATATTCCGTTTTAAGCCTAATAACATCTGTTCTTTATAATAATAATATTTAACTTGTGGAATATCTTTTACTAAATCTTCGATAGGATTGGTACCATCATCAACAATGACCCATTCAATTCGGTCCTTGGGATAAGTTTGATTTTCAAAACATTTTATTATATATGGAATAAAAGGTCTTCTATTAAAAGTTGGGGTACAAATACTTACAAAAGGTAATTTTTTTTTTTTGGCCATTTAATAAAATTATTTAAAACTCTTTAAATATTATTTTATTATAAGTTTAAAAATATCCACCTATTATTCTATTTTTAAGTAAAGATAAATCAATAAAAGACTCGTGATAATCAGCAAAAGGAAAAACATATGTATTTTCTAATACATTTATTTGATGTTTTATGTGATGATTACCTATACATGTCGGCTTTGTAGTAATAATATTTTTTAACAAAGACACATCGTTTACAGGATATCCTAATCCTGATACATTATCGTATATTTTTTGTTTCATTTGTTTTATATTTCGGCAATGATAATGTACTAGACATAAATTTGTTAGATAGTAATCGCTACAAGAAATATGATTGCCATGATCTATTATAAATTCATTAAATAATTTTTTTTTAATAAAACTTTTTGCGTTTTCTCCATAATCATTATAAATGCCAAACTCTACTTCCGCGGCAGCGCGACTATATCCATTGAGAGAAGTAATTTGTGTTTGAATATAGTTTGTTTTATATACTCGATGATCCGGCAAAGATTTAAAATAAGAAATAATTTTATTTTTATCCACAGATATAGTTTTATTATCTTTATTATAATAAACGATAAATTCATCCATATCGATAGGATAGGCAAAATCATCTAGTTGACATTTTTCTGCAATTAGTTGAGTAATATATTTACCTTTTTTATTATAGTTATTTTTTCTTATTATATTAATATTTTTAAATAATAATAATTCTTCATATGTACCATCCGTAGAATAATTATCTATAATATATAAATTTTCAAATCCAAAAAGAGAACCATGGTATATAATCCAATCTTTTATAATATCTTTTTCGTTTTTTACCATAGTAAATAATTTTATCATTTATATATGATTTTATTTAATTTTAAATAATATTACTTAATTTTTGCCGGTTTTGTTGATACTAAACCAGAAGTTAAATTAGAGTCGTTTTTTGGAATATATTGATTATATAAATGAAGTCCAAAAAATACTATTAGAATTCCTACCGCACAGCCTACTGTAGACGCCGAACCTAAAAATTTATAACTATCTAAAATCAAATATATAGATAATATAATTAAGAACAACTGGCTTTTATATATTAATACATCTTTTATAAAAGTTAAAAAATTAAACGTTTTTTTTGTATTTTGAGTTTCACCCGAAATAAATAGTGGAGAAATAAAACTATATATCACTATAAAAAATGGCATTGTAAAAGCAAATGGAAAAAATAAAAATAGTATATACAAAAAAAATAGAAACATTCTCCACGGTTTAAAATAAGTAAAAGGTTCTAACCAATTTACTTTATTATCTTTTACATTCTTATCCATAAAAAAATCGTTCCAATGTTTTATCTGATTAAAAAAGCACAATACAATATTTAATATAAATAATACAGCAAATAGTATTATAAAACAAAAAGGAAATAAAATAATAATTAATGATTCGGGTAAAAATTCATTTGCAATTCCATATATTTTATTTATAAATAGATTATTTATAGCGATAATATTAAGTATAATATCACTTATATATAATCCAAAAAAAGAAGCATTTTTGGGATTTGTTTGCAATGATTTCAAAAATTGAATGATACTTCCTTCATTTTTATCATTAAATATTATTTTTGTCGACCATATTTTTTTGGGAGTTTCTCCTAATAACCAACCAAACCCAAATAAGCCATATTCTTTTACTACATTCACATTAATGGGAATTTGTTCTATTTGTTTTACTTTATTACCAAAAGGAATATAGTCTACATTGTCTGGAAGAAGACCACTTTGAGCTATTTTACATGTATATAATCCAATAGAACCAATGAATACAAATGATATAATAATACGCTTTACAATAACAGATAAAAATATATCTTTAAAAAAGTCTCCATAGTTGGGCGCTGGTTCAGTAGTTCCCGTTTCGTTTTCTGTTTTTTTACTATCTATTGCATTTGGTTCTGACATTACTTATATTAAATTAATATAAAATAATATTCGGTATTTTTATTATATTTATATTTATTATATGAAATATATAAATATATTTTTATTATTAATATGTATTTTATTATTTTTTATGATTATAAATTGGGGAAAATATATAATAAAAAATGATATGCAAGAAACGTTTGATATTAATTCTTATCCAATTAGCGAAATTTCGCCAAAGTTTTCTCATACCGTTGATCAACCAATTAACACTACATATAGTTGTCAAAATTTCTGTGGACCAAATTCACAGTGTTCTATTACTCGTGAACAATGTACTTCTGATGTAGACTGTTATGGATGTCAACCAATTATTACTAAACCTCCCGAATATTTAACAAAAGAAATCGGTGGACAAAATGATGCTGGAAAACTTACGTATAATCAAAATCCGCGTTATTCGCAGTTAACAACTGATATTGGAACACAGGCATCTTTATATGGTAATAAATTAGGAGCCGTTCCTAAACCGTATTTTGGTGTAGATAAATGGATGGGAAAAGCAAATACAGGAATTAATTTTATAAATGATGAGTTAAAATATATATATAGTGCTTATCCAACTGAATTTATCAATATTCCTCAATATCCTACAAGAGAATCTATAACTGGATTATTTAAAGATAATGGTCCTCTAGCTGCTAATGCATATTTATAATTTAGTCACTATCTATATCTGTGTCTGTATCGGTGTCTATTAACTCTTGAATTATTTCAAGTTTTTCTTTATCTGTTTCATAATCTTTAAAATGTTCTGATTTCATACTTTTATCAGTAATTTTCTCTTCATTTTTATAAATTTCAGAGAATATTAATTCTGTTTCTTTTTCTTTTATTTCTTTTATTTCTTTTATTTCTTTTTCTTGCAATTTCATTTTATACATTTTATATGCCCGTTCTTGCAATATCCGTTTTTTAATATATTGTTTTATTTCATTGTTATTTGAATATGTATTAAATGTACGTAACGGTAATGAGCTATTGTCATTATAACTATTATCATTATGTATTCTTCTATTTACACCGTATCCCATTTTAAATCTCTGGCTCATACCGTTCATACTATCATATAATATTATTTTTTTCTAAATATATAATTAAAATATATTATTTTTATGTTGCATATGCTAAACCACAGTTTCCTCCCACAAAAATAATCTCATTTATTCTCTCTTCAAAAAAATACAAATTAAAATTATAATCATAAATTCTCCATGTTGGCTTATTGATTCCAATTACATTGCCCGTTTCAGGATCGCAAATAGTTAGTGATTGTGCTAATGGATCTAGCGGAGGCACAATTGTAGTAAATTCTAATTGTATTTGATTAAATCGACTCATATTAATAGCTCCAGAAGGCTGTAAATCATAGGGAGAGGTATGTAGACAAAAATTATAACAATATAATCCATCGGGCGCATTTCCAGAAGTTCTAGTATATTTTTCAATATAGTTATAAACTCCAGCAGGCTGAAGATTTTCTCGATAAGAACCATCTAACAAAATTCCCATGGCTAATAAAATATTTTTTTCGTTTTCTAAAGAATATATATTTGTAATCATCCATCCAGTTAATTTTCCATCAATATTAACTCCGGGACCTATATATGTTTGTTCTATTTGTGTTCCGTTCTGTCGAATAATAGGATAAAACCCATCCGTTGGCGCAGGAATTAAATCTCGAGGTAAATAATTATATGGCCAATTTGTATAATTTGACCACTCATTTCGTAAATTAGCATCGCTTCGCTGAAAATAAAATAAAAAATTAGATACCATTCCTACTGAATCTAAATCAACTCGATTAGGACCAGTCACATTATAAAATTTAGTTTCATGAACTTGTTTAATTAAATATTTTTGCTCATTTAAAGCAAATACTCTTTCTTCATCATTGGATAAAAAGCAATAGGTACAATTTAAATGAATATCCGCGTTCCATAATGTCCTTAAATCAAGATAAGAGTCGATACCTAATGCAATATCCGGCGGGGGTTGTAAAAATCTGTAAAATTGCATATAAAATAAATTAAAATTAGGTGCTACATAGGGATAATTATTGATGCTATCAAAAACATCACGAATTTGAAATAATTGGTTAATCGGACGAAATGTTATATTAATATGTAATTCATTATATTGCAATGAAGTCAATGGAAAAGCCATTTGTGTCTTTAGTCCAAACCAATTATTTAACGGAATATATAAAATAGATCCTCTAATTGATGGATCTGCCCCAGCTGGAGAATCTGTGTAAAATGCATTTGGATAAGAATTTACTCGAGAACCCGCATTTCCAGGATCATTTAGATTTGATGTATTTCCAGTCATTTTATCGAATAAAGCTTTTTTATCACTTGAAAAATCTCTTTGAACTGCTGCTAATAAATAGTCTCCAGAATATTCTTGAAGCGTATAGTTTCCACAGGTAATATTAATTTTAGAAATCATTTTGGAACCGATATTTTCAATCCATTTAAATTCATAAGGAGCCCATCTTCCAATATTTTGACCCAGCGGATCTATTTCTTCCCCATTTTCTCTAGGCGGAAATATAGGACTCCATATGTTAGGCAATACCACTGACACATAAGTGTCCATTAATAAATCCGCATAACGTGGTATTTTAAAGGTAAAAGTAGATTCTTCCGATAGTCGAAGTGTTTTTGCCCCTTCAAAATCAACACGGAATTTTTGTAACCCAAAATTAGTATACTGAGCATATGCACTTTTAAAAAAAGTTTTTGTAGGATTTCCATTTAAAATAATATTTTGTTGTCCTTGACTTACTAAATTCATAAGACCTCCGGCCATTTTATTTACTCTATAACTATATTTATATTATAATTTAAATATTTATTTTTCATAAAAAAGCAATAATAAAAAAGTTATTATAATATAAGGGTATGTCTAGCAAAACAACCGATATTACAAATAAATTAATGACTTCGGTATCCAATTTAAAAGAATCTACACTTATTACCATTCTCATGGTAATTATGTTTATTTTAGTTTTTATAGCATTATTATATTATTTTTACATGAGAAATCTTGGAAAAAC